ATACATTTCGCCGAACGATTTTTGTTCAGCTGCCGCCAAACTTCGCAATGTCGGAGCAATCACCGTAACAAAGTCCTCGCTGGTATATATTCTCAATTTTGTTTCCAGCTCATGCACATGAATAATTTCTTCCGTCCTCTGTTTGACATACTCCGGGACGGATGATATCAGCATTCCTATTTCTTTAAGCATTCAAATCCTCCCAATAATTCAACTTATAGAACTTATTTTTTCTTTTCCAGCCTATCCGCAGCTTCTTTCATAAGATTCTTGTAATTTGTAAGTGGCATACCCATAACTGTATCACAAATGTGATAACCCCTTGCACTCTCGCCTAATAGCCGCAATTTCTCTGCGATTCTCACATTATCCATTTCGTCGTATGCGCAGATATGAGTATGCTCATGTTCTTCGCATTCATCATAATCAGTAAATTCTTTGCGACAATATTTACATTCATATACAACTTTTTTGCTTGGCATAACTTTCCTCCTAAACTTTATGTTTCAAATTCTTTTCTACAGTTCAAATAAATCCATCAACGACAACTGTCCCAGCGGCAGCATACTTTTACTTTTCTGCTCGCTTTCAGCATTTTTTTCAGAATCCTCTTTTTCCAGACGCTCCCGGCACTCTTTAAACGAGGACTTATAAAATTCTGCTTTTTCATGCCGCCGCATCGTTATGAGATCATTTCTCGATATCGCATTCCGCAGGCAGTTCACATAATTCAGCGCCGCCGGTATCCCGGTGCTTTCTTTCTGTTTATCCGTCAGGCTCCCAACTTTCCTGAGCAGATACAGATAATCAGGATCATCCAGATACTCTGTCAGTATTTTATCTGCATTCCTTCGGTTTTCATCAGCACGCGCCATATAATTATCATCCATTTCTGGTGGAAGTGGGATATTGTACTCTATCGGAAATTCTAAACCGTTTTCTTCACACAGCTTTTCAATATTTCTTTTTGCATAAATTGTATGGTTTCGAACCAGATTCATATTGCATCCATCAGACCAGAATGGATCAGAACACCCATGTTCTGCAATATAATTCCATCTGCCTACAGATTCTACGATCATCTTTCGGTATTCATCTATTTCAGAAATTATTTTGTTTTTCATGTAACCTTTTCCCAATATACAGGAATATATAAGATGGATGCTGAGAGAACCAGTCCAAAAGACCGGCAATGCCGAACCACAGGATAAAATATAATTGCGGCATTCTCTCAGCTTCCCTTTTTGAAGATCGTTCAGTCGATTTCCGGACCTTCAATAAAAATTCCTGCTCCAGACATAAGCTCCTGCCGCAGATCATGGATCGTCCCGGTTCTCATATCCCCTGTGATGCTCTGGATATGTTTTTGCGACTTATTTTTAAAATTTGTCAGCTTTCTTGCGCCAAAGCCAAAATCTTCATCAATAAGTGCACAAAATCCATATGTAAAATACCTGGCGGATAACTCGTTAATTTCATTTGCACATCGCATCTGTTCCAGCACTGCCGCCTGCATTACTTTCGACTTATACCGTGGATAATCCGCAGGAGTAAATTCTTTGTTCTCCACTTTCCAGCCAGAATATTCCATCAGCCTGTCTGCCAGATCATCAAATGGCTTGTCCAGGTATTTTTCATCATATCCCGCGAATCTGCTGCAGAAATCAGCCAGCTTTTTCTGACTGAACCGGTAGTCCTTCCACAGTCCATAGCACAGAATCGTCAATACAACAGTATATGGACTTCTGCTCGCTGACTGTTTTAACCGGCGCGTTTCAATCATAAGCTGAGCAAGCTCTTTCGGATCGTCATATCGTTTTGTCATTTTCTTTATTCCCTCCGGTTCTTTCGAAATTTACCCTCAATCCGCATTTTCCTCATACTCTGTTTCTGTAATCGTGCGAATTTTATTTTCCGGAATATTTAAGCTCTTAGCAAGCGCCTGAATTGTATCCTTGATATAAGCATAAGTGTTCCCATTGAAAAGATCAGGTTTACTTTCTGTCACATCCAATTCAGCCACCATTTTCGAATAACCAACCGTATCCTTTCCGCCAAAAAAATCAGCATCTCTGATTTCAAAAAAGACAGTTGTAAGTATTTTAAATGTATCCAATATCTTCTCCCTTTGACCTTTCTGCAGAAATATTTACATTGTTCTTTCAAACAGCTTATTGCACATGTTCTGATACGCATCCGCCTTTGCATTTGCCGCCGCCAGCTGTTCCCGAAGTTCCTGTTCCTTATCTGTTCCGGGTTTCGATGTCGCCACACTACTGTTCCAGGTTTTCATAAGCTCAGTAATCCCCAGTGTGTCAGCGATCTTTTTCATCGCATCCTGATATTCTTCCTCTGCGACAAAATTTTCGTACAGCTTAAAGCTCTTGTCCTGCACAAAGCACAGCTTCCGGCTGTTCGCGTACAATTCGTTCGTAACAGATCCGGAATTGATAACGATATCGTCATACTGTCCTTCTGTATGCCCAAGAAAAAGAACAGTTGCAAAACTTTTATGATCCGCCACTACCAGCACCAGCTGATTTTCTCCTTTTGAATTTTCGATATTCCAAATCTCTCCATCTTTGTTATTCGCATTTAAAAGTTCTTTCATGGATTTATCCTGTTTTAACCTTTCTTCTCTCATTACTGCCATAATCGCAAGCCATGCTGTTTCATCGCGGTAGCCCTCTGCGTTTTTATACATTCCTGTTCTCCTATTACTATGCAAAACGCATCTGTCCAGACTCTTCTGGCTGCACCCTGTCCAGTCTGCAGATTGGCTGCCTTTCTGCTATACACAGTTCAGGCAGATTCGACTTTACCAATGCCGCCGGAATTGGCGGACACACAGCATTTCCGCATCTTCTGACCTGTTCACTTCTTGGATATGTCTTACCAGTATAGTCATGATCAATTATGTAATCATCCGGAAATCCCTGGCATCCATATAATTCCCTCGGTTCAAGCATCCGTAAGCCGATATCGATAATTCGATAATCCGTCCCATTGATCGTCACCAGACCAAACCTGTCTCTGGACGTTACTGTGTCTAATGGCTCTTTGATATCCTGCCCTGTTCCCTGTCCATAATATTTGACCAGAAATGCCCTAACCTCACCAAAGTGTCCATCTCCCGCTGTTACCGTAGGCAGCGGCTGACGAATGTCTTTCCCATCACAGTGGTTATTCATCTGGATTAGGTTTGCTATTACTACACTGTTATGATCTACAGCTGTCACTGTAGGGAGCGGATTCGCTATACTTTCACCTGATCCTGTATATCCACCATCGTAATATTTATGCAGGAATGATGTGACCAGCCCGTAACGGTTTGAACCATCCACGGTCATAATTGGATCTTTTATTGTTTGTCCCCTCACTTCTCCCTGTGCAGTCTCAGAATGATACTGAATCAGTGTCGGAACAACAACCCCATATCCGTGCTTACCAGTAATGGTTGGCATCGGTTCTCGGACATCGTTCGGTCTGCGTTCGCCGCCATGATTGCATTGGATAATAAATGGTTCTGGGTTGTCCAGCACAAACTTCTTTATGCCTCGTGCTATCCGCTCCATTGTCTTTTGTGCTAATGGGCGCACCGCTCGGATACCATACTTCTCCTTAATTTTCTCTGACGTGTCAAAGATGCTTGGACATGGAAGCGAAAAATCTAACTGTGTATATGCCCCAACATAAGGCTTTAACAGCCCTGCTTTTACCGTTTCACTGTCTGCTGGTCCGTGTGTTGGCGCTGGCCAGACTATCGGCTTGCCGTCACACCGCGCAATCATAAAGAATCGTTTGCGCATGGTTGGTGCTCCATAATCAGCTGCAACCAATTCCTTAAACTGTACTTCATACCCCAAATCAGTAAGCTGCTGCACAAACTTTTCAAATGTTTTGCCCTGTTTTGACTTAATCGGATGATGCCCTCTATTTAAAGGTCCCCAGGTTTTAAATTCTTCTACGTTCTCCAGCATAATTACTCTCGGACGTACCAGTCCAGCCCACCGGCACGCTACCCACGCAAGACCACGAACAAACTTATCCTTCGGCTTTCCGCCTTTTGCCTTACTAAAATGTTTGCAATCCGGAGAAAACCAGGCAAGACCTACCGGATGCCCTTTACAGGCTGCAACTGGATCCACCTGCCATACATCTTCGCAGTAATGCATTGTGTTTGGATGATTCGCTTTATGCATCCTAATTGCTTCTGGATCATGGTTAATTGCAATATCTACGCTGTACCCTGTTGCCATTTCGATTCCGGTGGATGCTCCACCTCCTCCGGCAAAATTATCAACGACCAATTCTCCGTTTATCATTTTTTAAGCACCCATTTTCATCTAAAAAATCCTCTCCCTTTAATAAATATCAGTTACAGTTACGATTGTATTCATCGGATTCTCACAGTCCACATCATCAAAACAGAACTCTACGATAACTGGCATTCCGTCTTTATCGTCACCAACACAGGAACTAGCATTATGGCTGTTCCAGATAAGATTTTCCAAGTCTCCGTTTCCATCCCACAGCTGCCCAAGATAGTATTTCTCACCTTTCTTGATCTCCCTCTCTTCTCCCTTATAATAACTAAGTGTATTCATTCCTTTTTCTCCTCTTTCCCAGGTCTACTGGGTTCTCCTTCTCTCTTTTTAACCGCAGCGCCGATCACTTTTCCATCTGCATCCGCCAACAGCCGGAACTGTTCATTCTTTTCACGTTTTCCCATCATTTCAGTATAGATTTCTGCATTCGTGATACATTGCCTGTTTCCAATTGCGTCCCGGACCAATACATAATGCGGATACTGCTTAATCACAGTTACTTCTTTCCGGCGATTTTTACAACTTCTGGGGTTCAGATCCTCTTCCGTGTTCCGGATAACGATCTTTTCCCCCGGTTTGAACTCTCTAAGCGCTTTCAATTTTCCTCCTTCGCCATCAATCAGCTTTCTGGTCTACGATCTGCAGTTTCCCTTCGGAATACAGGTAAATAGAATCTGACAGTTTATCTTCCGGCGCAATTTCATTTTTGTTCATAATTCCGACGACACCATGCAATGTTTCTACATCAAACGCACTTACAGGAGTTGCCAACACCTCATACTTTGAAGATGGAAGAATATAATAATCTTCCCCAATGGACTTTCTGATCTCTTCCAAGTTCTTCGGAATCAAGATAACTGACGCACCGTATCTCATATTTGCGATCGTAAATACCCACAAATTGAGATTGATATGTTCCGGAAGTCGTAACATTCTTTGCGCCATGCTCGGATCAATAACAAAACAACCCACCTTGTCCAAAAAGTCCATCGTATCCCTATAGAGCGCAGGCTCTTCAATAGGGGCATTGTTCGGAACAATGCTTCTGTTCCAGTCCTCATCCCCGGTTATATAAACCACTGATAAATCCAAAAAAATTCCGATGCTTTACATGCTTCAACCAGAACAGATTTTCTTTTGTAGATACCAATACCGCTTCAACGTACATTTTTTTTCTTTCCTCCATTTTCTGATTAAAATTTTCCTAACGCTTTCTCAAGGTTGCTCGTCAATTCTTTTGTCAATCTTCCGTATTCAAGTTCTGCAGAAACTTTGTTATCTGAATAACTACTGGCAGCCAAAAACAGAACCGCCACACATGCTTCTGTCAATTCCTCCATAACCTCCACCCGCTTACCGCGGAGAGTAGAAATATCAACTGCTGTTCCCTGCACTTTCAGATCAATCATTGTCTTCTGATTCTCCCATCGCTTTCAGTTTCCTAAGTACGCTTTTCACTGCATATTTCCCATTTTCATTAAGCTGTCTCTGCCAAGCTCCCACAGAAGGCGCCCATCTGAATCCATTACGCTTTAATATCTCCCTTACTTCCGGCTCAGGCTTTCCTTCAAAGAACAGCTGAATCCTCATAGAATCCACGTCTTCCCTGACGCTGAAAAACTCATTCTCGCTTTCCTGAGTTCCATTTGACTTCGTTGCCTGCAAGCTCTTAATTCTCCCTTCAAGTCTGCGGATATTTGCATTATTGTTCGACAACAAATACCTCGGAAATCCAATTATTCCACAGTAATCCGGTATCCGAAGCTGTTCGATCTGCTTATCCGTATACCCCATATTTCGGAGAATCTCGTTTCCTTTCTCTGTGTCTTTTAATCGAACTGCTTTATTGACTTCTTTTATCTGTTCCTGCTTTTCTTTCAGGATATCAACCTTTTCCTGCAGCTTCTCGATTGCATTCTCATCATCTGACTTGATTACGCCCTTGCTGGAAAGAATATTTCCGATCTTCCACAAAATTCTTTCCACCTGCTCATAGTCCTCACGGTTTTTATCCCAGGCTGCTACCTGCTTTTCTTTCTTCTTTGCCGGAAAGTTTCCTGCCCCGGAAATCATGACGGACGGACACATCATGCCTATCTGAATATCCCTGTTGATATTCTGTGCCAACCGTCGTGAATATCTCTCACAGAGGTTCGCAACCCTTTCTTCCTCAGAAGGTCTTGCCTGGATCACGCTCTCTCCCAGCTCATACGCCTTGTCAACCAATGCTTTGTAACCAGCTGTCCTGCTGCCTTCCTTGTAATCACTGAATGACATCATATTGTGAGCCGCCCTGGCTCCGCTTTCGTTGATGTTGAAATATATCCGTTCCATTATGCCACCTCTGAATATTTCTCAATTTTTTTAACATCAAGCTTCACCACCGGATACTCACAGAAACCGCTTCTCACAGTTCTGGCAGTCTCAATTCCCAGTCCATACTTCATGATGAAATCTTCCGCCCAAGGGCAATTGTTCGTATCAATTACCACTTCATCCTCCGCCAGCCTGCTTCCAGCAATATATACCGTAATGCGGGCGATCGGTCCGTCCTCTCTGTTCCAGATTTCAATTGCCATGCTATCATCTGCACAATATCTTCCAATCCGCAGCCAGCATTCCTTATATTCTGAATAACTTGTCTTCACATTTAAAAACGCCATCTTATATGTCTCCCTTTCATGCTCTTAGGAACTCATAACAGCCCCAAGCAACCAGTTTTTTGTTTCTGACGAACTTTCTCTCATTGACTGACTTTATTGCCCTCATTCGCTCGTTACGCAGTTATCATTTTCAAGTTCAACAAAGCCATTATTTCTTTCACTACCTTCGCATAAGAAAACGTATATTCAAAATTCTCTCCATGTAGACGCTCAACTTCAACGTAAAAAATTTCAGGTCCATATTCCGTTACATACACTCTTACGTCCGGGGTATCTACCATCACGCAATCATGGACAAACATCCGATCTTCCCATTCCGGATGTAACCATGCGTGTTTTAACTCGTCATACAACCATTCGAGATCGCATGTTACGAACTCCCCGAACGGAATCATTGACCGTCCATCAGCTACCATGTATCCCTGTCTCCGCAGTTCTGCTGCTCCATATGGTGTACAAGATTCCGCTGCTACCGGACAATCATACCCTTTTACTTCATACACTCCATCTTCTTTGATTTCAGAAAGGTCTTCTACCTTTCCATCAACTTCCCCTATCAATGTCGGGGAAATAGCTGCACCTCTAAATTTTCTCATCTCTTTTTCTCCCTTAACCAAACGCTTAATCAAGGCAGGCTTCGTATGAAATCGAATACTGCACTTTCAGTTTTTCAAAAGCGTTTTTTGTTACCCGATATTCATTCCACCCTACCCGATGATCTGCAGGATCACAAAAATCTGTTTCTGCATATTTTTTCAGAAATATGATGCCGCGCCCTCTAATTTCAATTGGTGTATCAACATACCAGTGTTTCCCGTAATACCCAAGAACTGCTTCCATCTGGCAAGTGGGCTTTTCCTCGCCTATTTCCGGATAATAAACGTATACGCCGGCGGTTTCTGCTTTAGCCTGCGCCTGCTCTTTGTTCTGGATCGGGAACTGAATAATTTTGCATTCTGTCTTCCTACCTCGCCCATCTCCGTCAATCGCTTTCATAATCCTCATAATCGATCCCCATCAGTTCACAAATCGTCTCGTAGCTGCTCCCATTTTCATACGCATTTTTTACAGCAGCCCCGTGAACTGTCTCATCCCACATAAAAATTTCTTTTTCAATCAGTGCATTTAACGCACTGTTTTCTCTTCCAAAACCCATAATCTTCTCCATTCCTTAATGCCGTTTCTGCAGCATCTCTCTTTTATTTTCGATCTGCTTCCGAATCCAGATCGTTTCTCCGGGAAGAAAACCTCCTCTGCGTTCTCCGGCTTCCATCATAGCTTCATACATCGCAAGCCCTTCCAAACTGCCCGCGATTTCGATAAGCCGACTTAAATTTTTATAGAGGTTGCTTTCTTTTCGAAAAGCAATAACTTTTCCCATGCTTTCCTCCATTTTTTTATAAATAATCTAAAATAAGCGCACACAATGAAAAAAACAAAGAAATGAATGCAAAACCAACCGATTTTGTATTCATATATACCACCAACAAAGAAACGCTTGCTGCCAACAACACTTTTCTTAGAGCGTCTAATTTTTTCATTTGCTTTTCCTCCAATTTCATGTTATTTTTTAGTAGAGGATGGAAGAACTCTTCCATCCCCAGTGTGTGAGGTTCAGGTTACTGCTTGAATTATTGCGATTACTCCCGCAATAATCGTTATGATCTCTGCAGATCTCCCGAGGATCTTAAAGATCTTATCAGCAGTT